TATTATATAGTATTTTGGACAGTTAGTCAAGAAAAAAGGACCAATTAAGGTCCTTTTTAATATAAGCAAAATAGGTAGGACTTGGTTACACCTACAAGCACGTACACAGAATACCATTCTATTACGCACAACCTAGTTCCGCTCGGTAGAGCAATGTGATCCTCAGTCTCTCAACCTTGAACCTGGGTACCACCCCTAACTAGTCAAGTTCGACCCTTCTGGTAAAGGCCTCTTCCTTGCACTATAAACAAAAGTCAATTACTCTTTTGTTGCTATATTATTAATATAACACAAAATAAGTATTTGTCAACCTATTTCATTTTGGACAAAACTATATGTTATTACTCGAAGTAACAGATATATGTTTTAGTACTTTGCCAGTATTTTCGCCACTTTTTACAGTATATCCACTAGTACCGCTGCCATTAATGTTTGGCTCAGAACGTGACATCATTAAGATGCGTTCCTTACGAGCTCTCATTTTTGCCTCGCGGTATGTTTTGTGTAAATGATCGAATCTGTTCATAACACCCTCCTTTTTAAAGTTAGGTGCGTTCCTTCGCATAATGCTACTTCCGTCCCGATTGGGATGAACGATACTATTATTTAGTCATAAAAAAAGGGCGATATAAAAATACCGCCCTTTAGTAGATTTAAAAAATCTAAACTTGCTTACGCAAATCTTAGGTTTGCAGATGTTACTGCAACTTTGCCTAAGTAGTCAGCCGCATTACCAAGAGATGATGCAGTGTTTGTTAACTCTACATAACCATATCTTGTCATGAAACTTACAACTGGCTCAAATGTACCTGGATCAAGTACAACACCGCTTGACATCAAAGGAATGTATGGGCAGTAGAACGCAGGTGCGTCTGATTCCGAAGAACCTTTGTAACCGATCAACACATCGTCGTCAGTTGCATAACCGTTTACGTACACACGCATTGCACTGTTTAAAGTTCCTACAAACTTAGTGTTTGTTGGTGCTTCAAAAGTACCTTCAGTTGTTCTTGCGAACGCTGAAGTTGTAGCAGATTGTAACAACGTTAATACTGTTGGTGAAACAACAGCGTAGTTACCTGCGCCACGTCTTGTACGCTGTGCAATTAAGTTTGCAACTCTGTTGATTTGAACAGCTAAAGCAGCATGTTCGTCACCAACGAAAGTAGCAGTACCTGATACTGCACCTTGGTCATAAGTTAAAGCAGCCGTACCAGCAAGTGTTTTCAATGATTGAATAACTTCTTGGTCAATTTCAGCTGTTATTTCTTGTGCTAAAGCAGCCATTACTTCTGCTTCGATGTCAATGCCCTGTTGAGCTTGTGCATCTTGAGCAGCTTCAAACGTCCAACGAGCACTCAACTTACGAGTTTTCGCTTCAACAGTTTGTTTCAAGATTTGAATGCTTAATCTGTTTCCAGCTACACCTTCTAAAGCTGCTGTAGAAGCTGCTTTATCATTAGTAGCACCAGAATAACCTTCTGCAATCTTGAATGGTGATAGTGCTTCATCACCTGCTGTAGTGTCAGTTCCACTTGCAGAGTTGAATGCATCAGCATAACGTACTCTTAATGTGTGGATTTGACCAACAGGTCCAGTCATTGGCTGTACACCAACCAATTCGTTTGCGATGACAGTTGGCATCACACGTCTGATCACTGGAAGGATCACACGGTTTAGTGTTGCAACGTTACCGGCAGAAGTAGCACCTGCAGTGGCAGACTCGTTCAAATACGTGCGGGTATTCTCTAGAGTTGTTGCCATAACAGTACGCTTGTTACCTTGAAGTCCTTCTAAAAGGGCATCTTTGGTTTCTGACCAGCGACTTTCTAGTAGTTGTGACATTGTTTTTCTCCTTAAACTTTTAAGCCCGCAAGCCTGCGGATGTCAAATATCTCAGCAGTTTTTTCTCCACTGCTAATTTGATTGCCTTGTGCTTTATCGCCTGTTATTTCTTTTGCCTCTGTCAACGCCACTTTAGTTGGAGCACTTCCTTCCATTACGGAATTAATGTACTTGTCAAAAGCTGCGTGTAATTTATTAGTCTGTACAGATTCTAGTAACTCACCCATTACCTCACGCTTCTCTGCTGACAATGGTCCTAGCAATTCTGCCATTACTTCTTGTCTAGCTGCGCTATCTTTGATACGAGCAATCTCTGCATCTCGACTTTCTACTAACTCTTTAGACTCTGCAACAACTTTCGCTGCTTCTGCTACTTCTGCTTCTTTCTGTTTTACAACTTTAAGAAGTTTTGAAGTTTCAGATTTTTCATTTAAATGGCTAGTAGCATATTCACTTGCGAATGATTCAAAAAGTCTGCGACCGAAGTCGTTTTCTCTCGCTGCCTGAATATCTTCTTTCAATTGTACCATTTCAGATTTAATACCTTTCGATACTGTACCTTCAACGATTTTCGATGCTTTATTGATAAAGTCTTTCTTAACTTCTTCAAATTTAGCCTTGCTATCTCTAACAAGTTTAACTTTGGTTTCTGCTAAGTCTTTCTTATCAGCATGGAATTCTGCAATTTCTTTCGAAAGTGCATCAACAATAAAAGATTCAAGTTTAGCAACATTACCTGCAACTGCTTTACGATCTTCACGAAGTTCTGCTAATTCATTCTTAAGATTTTTAAGAACAAATGCTTCCATAGCTTTAGAATCTTTTACGATTTTTTCAGCATATTTTGCTTTAGCTTCAATAAGTCCTTGGCGGTCTTCAGCAAACTCAGAAAGCTCTGCTGTAATTCTGTCAGCCAGCATTTTCTCAACTGCTTCAACCATTGCGGTCTTATCGTGTTCGTACTTCTGTGCATATTCTTCACGCAATTGTGTAGTAACATTATCACGGTTATCTTGAACGGTTTTTTCCCAAGCGGTCTCAATTTCCGACTTGACTTCTTCGGAAATCACATTGTTTTCAAATAGTTGTTTTACAAACTCTAGCATTGTGATTCTCCTACGTTTTATTAAGACTTGAAATGAAGTTTTTCAAGCTCTCTGCTATATATCTTTGTGCCTGTGTGTCGCCTTGGACTTCTTGTGCCACTTGAAATGCCTTGTAGCCACCTTGTGCATTCATAAGGTGTTCGTAAACTGGTGTTGGATATGCTCCCGGGGCAGATGGTTGAGCTACAACATCAACAGTAATAATTTCAAATCCTTGAACATTACCATCTCCGTCAACTTCCCCTGAACCTCTGCTTGAGACTCCCAACTTGACTCCTGATTCCAACATCGATGAAACAATTTGTCCCATCGGCGTTGGTAACATTTTAAGTTTTCCGTAGCCATTTGGACCATCCATCCACATTTTTGTAATCATGTGACTGACCCTGTCCAAATTGATGCGTAAATCTTGTGGGTGATCAACTTCACCTAGCACTGAATACCCCCCAGAAATCTGTTCGTTGAGCGTCTTGACAGCCCTATCAATTTCTTTAGAAGAATAAACACGCTGATTAGCGTTACGAATGTCACCTTGAATACAGATTCCACTCAAATGTAACGACTTACCGTCCGCCTGCTCATCACGCTCAATTACGATTTTAGCCTGATCGAAGCTCAGATGTTCTGCTAGTGTAGTTTTCACTTATAGTCTTCCTTTTTACTATCGTTTGCTACGGAAAATCGATTGCTTGTTATCAGCTGATTCGCCTGCACCTTTCTTTTCAGCACCATGTCCTTTTGTGCTGTCCATTTTAGTTGCATTCTTTGAACCAGGTGTGTTAACGTTTCCTGCATTCTCTTCTTTAGGTGTAATATCAGCTAGGCCACCGTCATTTTTACCTGACTCTTCGCCGCCTTTTACGATATTAGCTGTAGTTCCGCCCATGTCGTTTTTCATATTGTCAACAACTGACTTCTTGTTGTCTGCGCCTTCAGCAGCACCTTTTGTTTCAGCACCGTGTCCGCCAGCAACTTTTTCTACGTACTCTCTAAAAGTATCTAATTCGTCAACTTCTGGAGCAGCTTCTGGAGCAGCTTCTGGAGCAAAAGCTTCTTCTTCTGAATCCATGTCGCCTTCTTCTCCGTCTTCACCTTTGATTTCGTCAAATTTTGCTTGTAACTCATCAACGATTGAATCTAGATCTTGGAATAACTCTTCTGGCTCTTTATCGCCTTCTTCTGAGTCTGCATCAACTTCTGATTCTAAATCGTCTGTAGCGTCGCCACCCATATCAGGCATATCGTCTTCGCCTTCAATTGCAACGTCTTCAAACTCTTCGTCGACTTCTTCGTCTTTTGAGTCTTCTTTAACTTCGTCTTCGTCAGTAGCTTCGTCAACTTTGTCTTCTGCGTCATCGTCTGATGCTTCATCAACTTTGTCTTCTGCTGCATCATCATCTTTAGATGCTTCGTCAACTGCTTCGTCTTCGTTATCTGAAGTTTCGTCTACTTCCTCATCTTTCATTTCTTCTTCAATAAGGTTTTCGTAGATTTCACGTGATTTAGAAACCACGTACTCGTGAAATAATTCTTCTGCTTTCTCTTGGTTATCGTTAACCAAGTTCTCAAGCATTTGTTCTAATGTAGATTTATCTGCCATTTTTGTTCTCCTTGAAATTATCGGTAAGGCTGTTTGTTATATATTTACATAATTGTTGTAAAAATAGGGTTAAATGGTATTATTTTGACTCATTTTGTGTTGATATATAGTTCCTTCGAAGGTATTCTCAAAATCACGCATACTAATGTGTTTTAAATTTGTATGCTGTGGACCTAGTTTATCGGGTATAAATGCGCCATCATCAATGATTCTATAAAAGGTTACCTTGGTAAATTCCTTAATTACCTTTTCTGTTTGGCTTAGCCAATTGCCAAAAAACGTTGCAGAATCAGTAGTTTTCTTGTAATTAAAGGTGTCTGCGTATACATTATTAAACTTTCCTTTAAGTCCTTGATAGTCAAATCCAGCAATATAAATGTGTCTATGGCCGTTTTGTGCTGCAAACCATAGTGCAGTAGGACCGCTACTCCATCCTTTGTGTGGACTAAAATAGTTAATATTACTATTAGTTTTAATCCCTTTGTTAGGATTAGTCCATACTGTACCCTTTTGATGGTAGTTTGCTTCAATCATCTCATTAACCATTTTAACATCTACTGCTACAACGTAATGAGGATCAAACTCTCTGTATTGTGCATTACAACCATATACTGTTCCAATGTTTAAAAGTTTTTCACAGTTAATGGTGCCGCGGCTCATGCCGTTGCCTAATACGAATGCTATATCTTTGTGGTGTTTTTTATTCTTCTTGCTCAAGCTTCGCCCCGTACATTTGTCTAATAAAATCTAGCTCTGATTCTTTTTCAGCAACATGAGCTTCGGATTGTAATCTTAATTGATTAATCTGACGTAATGTAAGGCGTACTTTTCTAGTGTCATCTTTTGAAAGGACATCGTCATCTTTCTTGTTGTCGTAACGACGGTCGACGGAAAAGTCGTTAACGTCATCATTAAAATATAAAAATTCTCTCAAAAGCATACTAGTATTTATTAAACTGCAGGTGTTTCTGCTGTTTCTCCGCCACTTACATCATCAGCAGGAGGTGCTTCAGTTGGTGCTTCTGTTTCTTCAGCTGCGCCGTCTGCTGCCATTCCTGTAGGTGTAACACCCACCGATCTTAATTCACCGCCTGCGTCTCCAGGCTCTTGTAAATTACCTGCATTTTCTTCTCTCCACAATTTTTCATTTTCTACAATTTCTTCTTGCGTTAATCCTAAGTAACGCTTCATTGCAAAGCGTTTACTTAAATGTGGAATTGCGTCTACAACACTAAAGATGTTCGCTCTAGTAGTATCAAGTTCTGCTTGTCTGTATGCCGCAAAGTTTTGTGGTGGTTGGAAGTTGATATTAAACAGTGATGCATCAATGTTATAGCCGTTACCGTCTAACCAAAGTTTAAACTCTTTGTCAAACGCTTCACACATAATGCTTTGAAGTCTTTCACAGTATTTGTTAAATCTTAATTCTTGGATATATGCTGTTCCTACTTTACCGTCTGAAACAGTGTTTGCTTGTTCATCAATTGATGTTGGCAAATAACTTGCAGGAATACGTAATGCTCTAAACAGTTTATTTGTAAAATATTTTAAGTCTGTAATTTCACCTAGGTTAGTACCACCTGGTAATGTTTCAACTTTAGATCCTCTTCCTTCTGCTGTTTGTGGAAAGAAGTAATCTTCATTGGTTGATAGTGGATTATAACTTGCGTCAATAACACTAGTTCCACCGCCTGTCGAACTAGGAATACGTCTTTGTTGGATTTCATTTTTAACTTTTTCAACAAAGCTCATTGCCATGTGTGCAGGCATGTTACCTACATCAACATAAAAAATTCTTCTTTCTGGAGCACGTTGAATTCTATAAATGATAATTGCATCTTCTAGCAATTCTTTTTGCTTGTAAACTTTAAACACACTTTCGAGTAATGAGTTACCAAAAGGATAATTGTTATCTAATCCTTCTGATAACGAAATGTGTACAATATGTTTTGCGTCTACTGTAATTTCGTTTTGTCCGTTTTGAAAACGTGTGCCTGTTGGCTGTGCTGCATCACCTACCATGCCACGTGCAAATCCGCCACCGCTTGTATATGAACTTGTTCCGCTTGGTGATGTATTTGTTGTGCCGTGTGGTGTAGTTGCAACTAAATCTTTAAAATTAAAATTAATATCTTTAATTACATACTGCTCTGGAATCTTTCCTAAAGATTCGTTAACAATAATTTTAGAAACTTTTGCGTTATCAATATAAAGTAATTTTTTAGTTTCTGGATCTCTTAAAAAGAATGCATCACCGTACTTGAAAGTGTTACGCACAATACGAAACATACGTGTTTCAAACTGTTGCGACTTGCTCCACTTCTGCATTGCTTCTTTAAGAAGTTTAGTTTCAGTACCGGAAGGTTGTCCTCTAAAGTTAAAGTTAAAATTACTTAAATTACCGCTGTCTTTTCCTGTACAAAATTCTGCAAGAATATCTAGTGCTGCGTTTACTTCTGAATCCATATCCATGGTGTCGTACTGCATGTATTTTTCAATACGGTTTGGACTACCAGCATATACGTCTGGAAGATACGAACTGTAGTTTGAACGTGCAGGACCAGGACGGCCTCCTCCACTTATTGGGCTGTAACTACCCGAGTTATTATCAACTGCTACAGGTGTAAAATATTTTTTCCAACTCATATACTTTTTATGCCCTTGTCATGTTTATTTCTTCTAATGCATCCAATATTCGATATTGGACTTTTAATGTCTCAGATTGCATCTGCAGACTTGCTTGTGTATTTAGTGCAGCCGCATCTGCCGCTTCTTTTTCTGACTTTCCAGGAACGTAGTCTGGATTGTCCATTTTCTTTTGGCGAAGGTTCTGTTCAGAAATAACATCCAAAGCATTAGTTTCGTCACCTGCTTTAATAAGGCCTCTTACGCCATTATCTCTAGCACTACTGTACTGTCCAACCGGTACACTTGCTCTAGTATCTTTAATTACTGTACCATCCGGTGATACCAAAAAGCTATCTTCGTTTTGGGCAAAATCTTTTAAGACATCTGTTGCATTGCTCAAACTTTGGTTAAGTTCTAATTCTGCTTCTTTTTGCTTATTAAGGAGAGCATCAGCAGCGATTTGGTCTTCTGTTTTTTGCAATTCACCTTTAAGAGCTCTGGCTAAATTTTCTTTGGCTATTGCTAGTTTCTTATCAAGTTCTTTATCACGCTCACCGCGTTCTGCTAATTTTGCTTGTTTAATTGCTAATGCTTCTTGTTCAGATTCGTAACGGTTTATAGCAAATCTATTAGCAAGTGCTATTTTGTCTGCATCATTTTTTTCTCGCATGATTTTGATGTTTTCACGCATCGCATCTTGCTCGGCTTGTTCTTCATCACTTGTACCAAATGTTAATGAATCACCCCATGACTTTAATTGCAGACCTAGCTCATAAAATGATATTCTCATATCTGCTATTGCTAATTTGAAACTGTCAAATACATCACCTAATGTTCTAAAGCTATTAAAGAAATCAGTAAAATACTTTCCAATTGCATCAATCTTTTCTCCTAACCAACCGAATGCATCTGCAATTGGCTTTATTACAGGTTCAAACGTATCACCAAACCAATTTAAACCGTCTGTTACCCAATTCAATGCATTTTTGAAACTTCCCATAAAGAAGTCACTAACACCTTCAATTGCAGGATATAAATTTTTATCTATCATATTACCTACATCGTCTGCCATTCTACCAACAAATTCTATTGGTGGTGCAAAAGTACGTTCTAAAAGATCTTTAGTTGAGTTAAATGCACCCATTAATTTTATTCCAACTACCTCTGCTAATGGTTTGAATATTCCAGTTACATATTGTATACCGTCTGCTAACGCTCTAAAAGGAGTCATTACAAACTCAACATACTGACCAAATAAACCTAAAGCATAACCTGTAGCTTCAAGCACTGGATTAAGAACTCCACTAATAATTTCAATTATAGGCATAAAGATAGAGTTTAATATTCTTAATGTAGGGAATAAAAAGTTTTCCGAAAATGATGCTACAGTTTCAAATGCCATCATTAAGGTATCCATAATTCCTGTTGATGCTAACATTCTAGTAAATGATTGACTTATTTCATTAACACGTCTGCGCATTGCTTCCATTGATGCCTGTACTTTATCAGTAGCTATTCTGTTTACGTCTTGTGCTTCGGCAGCTTTTTTGACTGCATCTTCTCCCATAGCAGCACCGTCAACTAGCTTTTTAAAATGATCAGCCATTGCAGCATCGTATTTTGCAACATCTTTAAACTGGTCTTTTTTCAGAGTACTTTCATGCGCTATTAAATTGTTCAACTCGTTTCTTTGTTTTTGACTAATTACTCCGCCTGCTTCTGTAATATTGGCAAATTCAACTAGCTTTGCAAATGTATCTGGCATTGTTGCTGCATACAGCTGAGCTTCTTCAGTTGTTGCGTTTCCTGTAGCAAGAATATCTTTCGCAACACCTTGTAAAGAAGGTCTTAACCCTAGAATTGTATTTTGTAAACTTTCTCCAGCTTCTCTGCTTAGTCCTGTAATTTTTGCTTGGAACTGACCGTCTGCTAATAGTTGTTGAGCTCTTTCTTCAACTGCACTTCTTTCTTCACCTGTTACTTTTGCAAGTAGGTCAATTTCTTTCATGTAGTTGGCTGATGCTTTTGTTAAATCTCTTGTTGACATACCTTGCAGTTTATTAGTTCTACCGAGTATACTAGTATAACGTGCCATGCTTTCATTTACTTGTAAAGATGTGAACCCCATGTTGTTAAGTTCACGCATGAATCCACTCTTACGTAAATCTTTAGATAAACTATCAAAACGTTTACGTCCTGTTTCAACATCTCCGCCTAGCAGCCTAAATGCTTCACCACTCTTTCTAACAAAATTACCGTATTCGTTTATTGTCATACCAGCTCTACTTGCAGCATTTGACATTTCCATAACACTACCGCCGAACGTTGCTCCGCTGTTTGAAGCATTTTGAGTTGCGTTAACTAGTTTTTCTGTTGCTGCTGCTGCCGCTTGGAATGTTCCACTAAAGAAAGGAATTTTACTTGCTGCACCAGTAACGCTGTTGTCTAAATCTGAAAAACCAGCCAAATTAGCTGAAATAGCATTACTAAAATCAACAGCAACTTTTGCAGCAAAAGCAACACCTCCGGCAAATTTGGCAACTGTGCCCATTGCTGTACCTAATGCTTTGCCCATTTTGCTTGAGTTTGATGCAGCTTTTGAATTACCTTTTGCTAGAGCATCGGCTGATTTTGCTGCTGCGGCATTGGCTGCATTGCCTTTAGCACCGGGGCTATTACCTTTACCCCCAAGTTGCTTCAGTATTGCCTGTAGAGTAGCTTCAGAAGCCGCGTTTTCCGCTTCTACTTGCCCAACTCCGGGTATGTCGATCATTACTGCCATAATTTATTTTTGTCCAGTTAACTGCGCATATAAATAGTTATACTAAGTATGCAATATATAATGTATTTACCGGAGATAAAACCATGGCAGAACAAAATGTATCAAATGATGCAAAAAAAGATGAGCAAGTTGATATTGCTCCAACAGTAACAGTTACACAGGCGCCTGCAAATCCACTAAGTGGGTATTATAGACAGCCTAAAATTTATATTAGATTACCATCACAAGGAAATTACTATCCTGAAGGTTCATTAGACGTTAGTGAAAACGGAGACTATCCTGTTTTTGCAATGACTGCAAAAGACGAACTAATGTTAAAAACACCAGATGCTTTACTATCAGGAGAAAGCACAGTATCGGTTATTAAGAGTTGTATACCTGCCATTAGACAACCTTGGAAAATGCCTACTATTGATGTTGACTCAGCATTGCTCGGTATTAGAATTGCTACTTACGGTGAAGACATGGATGTATTTGCTAACTGTCC